TATATTTCTAACGACAAGATTTCAATTAAAACAGAAATAATAACTGAAAGTTCGCTTTCAATAATTATAAATAATAACTACACTTTATTTTTTAAACCAGGTCATGGAGAAATGTATAATATTGAAAAAACTTATGTTAAAAATATCAATAATATCAAGACTATTGGTTTAAATAATTATATATATGAAGATGATTTTGATATTATATATACAATATATAAGGAAGCAGTAACAACAAATGATGGAGATGGTGAAAAATTGGATTTCGACGAATCTATTTCAAAAATAGCACAAACATATTTTGCTGACATATTACAAAATGATATGGTTAAATTGTTTTTATTAAATAATGTAAGTCATATTATTGTATCTGAACCTTATATTATAGACTCATTTACAAAAGAAAAAATTAATGCATTTCTTGACAATGTTCCAAATATTAAATCATTTAAATTTACTTATATTATCGATGAAAATATTGATATACTTGAATATTTTATAAAAAAAATTCCTAAATATTGTCATAATGTAGAATCGTTTGAAGTATATGCATCTGAAATTACTGAAATAGATTTAACCCCTCTTAAAAATTTAAATTTAATTGATTTGGATATTCATGACGTATTTTTACCACATAACTTTAAAATTACAACATTAAAAAAATTGGATTACTATTATTTTGATACTTCCGTATCCATTAAATTTATTAAAAATTTAATTAATTTAGATGACTTATCTACAAATTTAACAAATTTAAATACTATAGCAAATTTAAAATTAAAAAATTTAAAAATATATAATATTAAAGAATCAATTGATATTAAACCTATAAAAAATATTAAAAGTTTAGAAGATTTAATTTTTAGTTGTAGTAATCGGCCTACTAACAGCATTAAATTAGAAAACGGTGAAATAATTGATGAATTAATAAATTTACAGAGAATACATTTTATTACAATTGATTTAACAGATTTTCCATTAGAATTAATAGTTAACTTACCATCTTTACAATTTTTAGAAATTAATAGACATACATGCCTTATTGATAAATCAATTGTTTTGAATATATATAATAAAACTATAAATGAACAAATATTAAAAAAGTTGGATGAATTAGGAATAAAATATAATTTTGTAGATAAAAAACCATCTTATGTTGTAAGATTAAGACATGAAAACGGACTTAAGGCAAAATATAGAATTAATGCTTTTAAGAAAATGGAATCGGTATTTGATTCATTTAGTATAAAAACAGGTATTAATAAAAATGATGTGATGTTTTATATAAATGGTAATGAAGTTAATCCTATGGATACAATTAAGTCATTTGGATATGAAGATATAATTATAAATGTTGTAAAAAAGTCGTCGTCATCTAGAAGAAAGTCGTCATCGCCAAGAACAACAAAAAAATTATCATCGCCAAGAACAACAAAAAAATCGTCATCTCCAAAGACAACAAGAAAATTATCATCGCCAAGAACAACAAAAAAATCGTCATCTCCAAAGACAACAAAAAAATCGTCATCTCCAAAGACAACAAGAAAATTATCATCGCCAAGAACAACAATAAAATCAACTTAAAATATGATGAATGGTAAAAACTGGTGGTATATTTTTTAACCAAATGGTTAAAAAAAGTTAAAATTTAATTTATTCCATGTTAATTCTGTTTTTAACACTAATAGTATATTCCCATCTTTCTATGTAATAGGAAACTGATAAATTTTCAATAATATATTTATGGTCTTCAAATACTTCGTCAACAAATTGTCTAATACATATCGGTAATGTTGGTTTTCCACGACTTGAATAATAGTTATAAAGATAAACTAAAAATTCATTTTTCGTTGGATATTTTTTATATCTAAACACAAATTCACCGAATCTACTGTCAATTGATATAAAATTCTTACCGTACACTTCAGTAGCTACATCAATCCATTTTTTATCTTTATTTACATTATAAAATGGTCTGCAAGTATGTATTGATATTTCAACTTTATGATAAGGAACAATTTCATCATAATCCCAATTCTTTGTAGTTGTTAATTCGTATTTATCGTAATTATAATTGAATGGTAAATTAATATCAGATTCAGTTTTATTTTTGTTATTTTCACATAAATTCAAAATATATATAATTTCAGATGTAGATAAACATTTACAACATTCAGGTAGTTTAGAACGAACAGAAACCAATTGTTCTGGTGACGGCTTTCCATCAATCATAATCCATAAGTCAGGTGTTTCAAATGCATTATATTTCAATGCATTGACTAAATTAATATATGTCTTATCATTTTTCTTAATTTTATCGAGTAAAAATCGAAGTGTTTTTAAGCGATTAATATGATTATTTACACCAGCTGGAAAACGTAAATCAGTCATTTCAGCTAACTCAATAATATAATCAGAGTAAGATAAATGAAACCGTAATGGATCAGTTTTTGGTTGTATATTAGGTATAGCCGTTGCAGAAATGACTGACCATAAAGCCGTTTTTAATGGAACTTTGTAAGTTGGAAAAGTTGGTAATCCAGATAAACACATATAAGTCTGGCTTGTATTTAATCTGAAAATCATATGTTCTCGCATTGCAGGTAAATATTCTTTCAGATGTTCAACATAACCAGATTCTACCATTAGATAAAATACTGCATACCATAAATCTACATTACCTAACGATTTACCTCCCAATAAACCATGTCTAATAGTTGAATTTGTTGCTTTTACATGGCTAAAATCAGCTCCTAAACATAATCCTCCCATAATATCATCTCTTGTCAATGGACTTTTGTCCGAAATTCCATGCTCCACTAATTCTTTGTAACCCTCAATACTGATTGCGTTTCCAAGTGTTTTCTTCAAGAATGTAATAGTATCATTATTTTTTAGTGCATTCAATGGGCAATTTATCAAAGAATCACGAATATCAGGAACTGTATCAAACAACGATACGGAAAGTTTATTAAATAAAATTATTATATTAGTTGATTTTTCTAACATTATTGGACATTCAATAGAAAAAGGTTCAGTTGAAGAGCTTGTAATTTCAGTTGATGCTGTTTCCGGTGCTACTACAGGTGTAACAACATGATTAATCTCACGATTACTACGGCGGTCAAAACTATTTAAAAGACCACCTGAACACCACGAGATATATTTATCTATTTGTTTGCTCCAATTGTTACCACCATTATAATATAAATTCCATACATTTTTCAACTTTTCAACTGATAGTTCTTCATTTAATTTATCAATCTCACTAATATTTTTAGAGATGCTCGCATTTTTTATCAAACGATTTTTAAGTTGAACCAAATTTTTGTGAATTACATCATTACCAGTTGTTCCCATATTTATCGACATCAAAACATTGTCGAAAATATCGATTTTACTTAGAAATTCATCGATAGTATTAATTTCAGAAATAGCATTTATATATGCGAAATCTTCATCCGAAACAGCGACACTAGTTTCCAAAACGTTCGAATAATTATACATTTCAATATGATGAGGGCTATTTCTGGTAAATGCACATGAAATACTTTCGTTAACAATATTTGTAGTATAAATTAAATATACTGATACTTTTTCAAATTTCCATTCGATAAGTTTATCAGAGCATTTTTTAACTTCATGTGAATAAATATCACCGTCAGTTATTAATACTAAATGTCCGTGAAAGTCGTTTTTAATTATATAGTCAACCAAACAATTTGGTGATGTTCCGCCCCTTCCCATTAAATTTTTATTTATAAATTGTAATCGGTCGGTTGAAATAATTTCGCATCTATCATCCCAACTTGCAATAGTTTTATCCGGAATTACAGAAACAATATCTTGTGTTTTTTTATGGTAAAATGGTTTATTACCAGTAGACCCTGAATAATCATATCCAATTAAAGTTGAAGTCATAGTAAAAAGTAAAGTTATAATAATTTATCATATCTCTAAAAATTTAATTCAATTTTTTTTTAAGAAAAATTTCTTAAGTTTATTTATAAAAGAATGAATTTTTGTGATTATAAAGATTCGCTTGGAATACCTAAACAAGGTGTACATGCTGAAAGAATGAATGTTTTCGGGTTATCTTTAGCAAAAAATGATATTATTGCAACAATATTTCTTGGTATTATATTAGCAATAATAGCTGGAATAATTTTAACATTTGCAATGAATTTGAATATGAATATGTCGAATACAATAATATTTTGGATGTCTCTTTTAATATTCTGGATAATTGTAGCATTTGTTTTAGGAATATTATTACATTGGCTTTTTTGCGTAAAAACAGAATTGAATAATTTTTTAGGTATGTAAATTTTTTATTTAAAATAATAATTTTTTAGTATAAATAAATGGCAAATAACAGATATCTTGAAATATGTAGTGAATTTAGAGACCGTAATAGATTCCCTAAACCCGGACAATTTGAAATTCCAATTTCAGTTAATGGTAGAAATTCTATGCAAAATGCGGTAGATCCTGTTAGTTTAGGAGTACCTGTAATGTCTTGGACATCTAATAATTTAAACACCGATGTTCCAGCTCAATTTAAAATATTATGTACTGTAGAAGCAAAAACAACTCGACTATCTGGACTTACGGATACAAGTGTTTTTATAATTAATTCTGCAAATCGATTACAACAACTTGAAAATTATTATGTTGGTTTACTTATCGAAGACGCGGCTTTTTTTAATCGTCGAAGAATAAAAAGTTATAAATTTATTGGTTCTTTTGGTGGTTATGACCGTGCTAAAATAACAGTTGAAAGTGCATTTCCTGAAACTTTTGTTCCTTCTAATCAAATTTATATTTATGACCCAACTGATATATCCAATTCTGCCTATCCATTCTTTTGGGTTCCTAATGGTGCCGTAAGAATAAATGGATATGCAAATCATGTTTTATACAATGAAACATTAAATCAGTATAGAAATATTACAGATTTTGATGATACAACAAAATGTTTATCAATTGATGTTGAAGGAAATCCAATAACTGGATGGGGGTTAAATCATAATTATTCTATAAGAAAAGATAAACCAGCTGTACCAATATTAGGTGCAACAAATCCTGTAATTGTAAGTTCTACATTATCAACAATCGAAATTGATATAAGTGCAGATGTCAAAATAAATAATTTTGTCAGAATATTAAGTCAAATTTATAATTATGAATTAGATGAACCAGAGAATGAATGTAGACGAATTATTAATTATAATAGCACAACAAAAACTATGACTGTTCATCCTCCGTTTACTGCTCTTCCACCTGTAGGTAATGCAATAGAAATATTGAATTTTTCTTACGATAATTTGAACCCTTTTGTCTATACCGGAAGTGTTTTATCTCAACAAGAATTGGTTTGTTATGAAGTTGATTTATTAAGTGTAACATTACCTACAGAAATATTATCTGTTGCAGAAGGTGGTTATATTACTTCTTAT